CGCCAGCGCTCTCCACCAGCGCCAACGTGGCCGCCAGGCCAATCACCTCTGCCACATCGACCAGCGACTGGGGCAGCTCCTCAATCTCCCTCACATCTAGCATCAGCGGCGCTCCTTTCGGCGTGAGCCAACGCCCAGCTCGCGCATCATCTCGGCCAGGCGCTGGCGGTTGCGGGCCACCTGGGCCTCACTCATGGGCGGCGCTGCCAAGCGCGGGCGCGGTGGCCGGGCGGGCATAGCCTCCAGCAGCTGGCGAGGCACAGGCCAGCGGTCAGCCTCACGCGCTAGGCGGGCAAACGCGGCGCGCAGGCGCAGGGCGTCCTGCTCGGCATCCCACCCCACTGGCGCGCTCCACAAGGTGTCGATCCAGGTCTGCTGGGTGTACTCGGCCTCGTCTTCCCAGGGGGCGCTGGGCAGGCGCAACACCAGCAAGCGCGCCAGGCCGTTGAAGATCTCATCGCGGAACCATTGGGCGGGTTGACTCATGATTGACGCCCCCGCTCCATGGCCTGCAACGCCCGCATCACACCCTTGGCCGGGCGTGACGGCGCGGCCTGTTCAGGCATGGCAACCGACTGCACCACGCCCACGCCGCGTGCGCCCAACGACTCCACCACCCGCTTTAGATAGTTGTGGTTGCGTAGCGGGCGGGCGTCTTCACCGCTGTCACGCTTGGCGCGGATCGCCTCGACGGTTTCCGACAGCGCCGCGCCCACCAGCCCCATGTCGCCCGCCAAGGCCAGCGCCTCACGCGCCAGACGCAACTGGCGTTCATAGGCGGTCGCCCGCGTTTTGCCCCGGAACAGGCCCACATACGCCACCAGCGGTCGCGACGTATCGCGGGGCAGGTCAGCCAGCAGGGCCATCATCTCGCGCAGCGCCTCATCCTCATTGATATGCTCCAGACCAAAGGTGGAATGACAGCAAGGGCAGCGAATATCCATCGTTTCTCCAGGGGTTACACAGGGGTTAAAAGGGGCTTAACAGCTCGGGTCGAAGGTCTGCACGTAGCGGGCAGGCTCCGGCAGTACATCGGCCATCTTTTTCAGCATGGCCAGGTTGCGCTCCCAGTGGGCGGGCAACCGGTACCGCTCGGCCAGTGCGTCGCGATCCTGCCCCAGGCTCTCCAGGCATTCGTCAACGTAGGCCAGCAGGCTGCGCTTTTGACGCTCCACGTCCAGCGCGGCAATTACGCCCCGAAACTGGGCTTCTGTGCGCAGCCAGTCGATGCGATCGATACCGGTCTGGCGCTTCGCAATCGCCCCGGCGTACTCCCAGGAAAGCGCCATTTCAGTCAGCAGCGCCTCGATCTTGGCCAGCTGCTCGTGCTTGTTGAACGTGTTGGGCACACGCCCGGCCCGCTTGGGTGCTTTGGGCTGCCAGCCCAGGCGGCGGAACTCGTGCAGCACACCGCCCACGGTGCGCTCGGTCAGCTCCTTGGCGCTACTCACGCCAGCGGTGCGGGCCAAAATGGCCCGGTAGTCGTCATCGCTCAACCCCAGCTGCGCCTTGGCCACATGGATCTGGGCTAACTTACGCTTGCTGATCATGACGCCACCTCCCCGATCTGGGCGTGACGGCTGCCGCTTACGCCCTGATGGAAGCTAACCTTCTTGCCATCCTGGTAGCCCTGGCGAATGGCACCATGGTCATGGCTTCGCATGCCCTTGGTGTTATCGCGAGCCTGAACAGTCTCTAATGGCTCTTCCCACCGTTTCGCCTTGTAGGCTTCAATGGTGTTTTCTTCGGCCTCGCTGCGCTTGTGTGGCACCACTTGGCGGGAAACCTCATCAACCCACGCGCTTGCGTATAGGTCGCCTCGGCGCACTTTTGTGGCTCGCTTTAGGCGCTTATTGAGGGTGGCCAAGAAGGCTGCTCGGTCGCGCTTGAGCTGTCGACCCAGCACCTCAAAGGCGTATCCAGCCACCTCGGCAGCTCCACCCACTCCATAAAACTCGACGCGCCCAGTCCAGCGCTCACCATCAAACAGCGGGCAGTAAACGACCTCAGCACCAAATGCCCCGGCGACCATGTTGGCCAGTAAGGCGACATGGTTGGGGGGCGTCTTTCCTGCGCCCGCTTTGGTGGTATGGCTTTCAACGTCACTGATCGCCACATCGTCGGTAGTAACGCCATGAATGGCCATTAGCTTTTTCGCCTGGCGCAATGCGGCGGCGGCTTCATTGGCATTGCTCGACTTGGCAAGCCGCAGGCACTTCTTGATTTTGTCTAACGCTTTGCTGTCCATTTCTCTCCCCTTGGCTGCTCATCAGTGCCGGGCCACCGCGCCCGACAGACGCCCCACCAGTGGCAGGGCGTTTCGCTTAGTGGATGGTGGTGCTGGTTTCTTGCCTTGCCTCCTCCAGCGCTTTGGCGATGGCCACCACGCCCAGCAGGGCTAAGTCGCCCGCCTTTTTCATTTGTGGCGATTCGGGCTTATCGCCATTGAATCCGGCGTATACGCTGAAGCCGCCAGCGTCGTTGGGCTCAATCGTGATCACCGCTTTTTGTGCCTGCTTGGCCTGTTCGCTCATGCTGCCGCCTCGAAGCGCTCGGCATCTTCCAGCAGCTTGCTCACCAGCTTGTCCACTTCGCTGTCGGTGGGCTTGATCACCACCTGGTCGTCGGCTTCCTCAACGGTCACACCCAGGCGCTTCAGCTCGGTCACGGTCAGCTCGCTTAGCGCCTTGCGGATCGGCTCCTCGCGCACACGGATCATCGCCTCGCTTTGCTCGGGGAAGTGGCGGCGAATCAGCTTCACCACCTGGCCCGCGTCTTCCCAGGAGAGCTTGCCTTTACCTTTGGTCATGCCGACACGCACCCCGGCGATCACCACCGTGCGGCGCTTGCCTTCCCATAGCTCCGGGTGGGTTTCGACGGCGGCGCGCAGGCGGTCGTGGGCTTCACTGGCGCGGCGCACCGCATCGCGGATATCCGGCAGCGCCTGGCGCTTGGCGGTTTCCACTTGGCGCTCCAGCGCCTCTACTAGCTGACATAGGCGATCGCGCTCGGCTGAGTAGTCTTCGGCGCGCTTGTTGACGGTTTCCATGGGGGTCTCAGTGCTCACGCTCTTGCTCCTTTTCGATCTCTTCGGTAACGGCCTGGATGGCCTGCATGTAGCGGGCGGCGTTGGGGCCGTGCAGGCACACCAGCCCGCCCAGGGTGTTGAAGTCTTCATCGCAAACGGTAATGGCCACTTGGCTTGCGCCCAGCCCGCCCATGTCTTGCAGCACTTGGCTAACAGGGCTGCTGCCGATCTCACTCAGGCTGGCCAGTCGTTGAATCATGGTGCTCATGCCGCGCTCCTTTGGGTTTGGCGGTGTAGGACGAAAGGCGCTAGGTAGGTCAGCAGCGCCTCGGTTTGCTCGCTATCCAGCGCCAGCTCGATCTCGCTGACGCATAGGGTCAGGGTGCCGTCGCTGGCCAGCGCGAAGCGGGGCTCCTCGTCGGCCTCGGGCAGCGTGCCACCGGGCAGAAAGCCCAGCGATTCGCGCAGGTTGCCAAGCAGGTCGTTCAACGTGGGCGGCGCTTGCTCGGCTGCCGGGGCGGTGGCGGGCACCACCGACCAGGCGCAGCGCCCATGGCCATCCAGGCGCACCTTGTCCACCAGGCCGTCACGGCCCAGGGCGTTCAGCGCTCGGGTGGCAGCCTTGCGATCCAGCTGCAGGTTGTGGGCGATCTGGCGCAGCGACAGCGGCTTGCCCATCTTGACCAGGTGCGCATGCACGCGGCCCTTGATGGTCTTGGGCGTAACGCTGGGCGCACCCTGCGCCAGCACAGGCAGGCGGTAGCAGCGCCCATTGGCACAGGGATAGCTGGCCACCAGGCCGCGCTTGGCCATGGAGGCAAGCCGTGCCGCCACGCTGTGCCGTCCTTCGGCCAACGCGCTGCGGGCGTAGATCTCAGCCACCGACAGGGTGTCGTCGGCATTGGCGAGGATCTGGCGAATCTCATCTTCCAGGGCGACCTCGATGTCGCTGGGCTCGGTCATGGCGCGCTCATTCATCAGGCGTTCCTCCGGGTGAAGTTGCAGGCGGCGCTGCGCGGGTAGCGGTGGTGGGCCAGTGGCTCAACAATCGCGCCATTGCGGCGCGGCAGGTGTGCTAGGGCACGCTCTTGGGCGGTGG